AAAATTAAAAAATAACACTATGCCTAACAACCGTTATAGATTAAAGCCTGATGAAGAACTACTATTACAAAACTATCGCAAACACAAAACTAATAACATATTGGTTATTGGTGATATACACGAGCCTTTCTGTTTAGATGGCTATTTAGAATTTTGCCTAGAACAATACGACACACATAACTGCAACGAGGTTGTATTTATTGGTGATGTCATAGATAATCACTACTCTAGCTATCACGAAACTGATGCTGATGGTATGGGTGGTGCTGACGAATTAGATTTAGCTATAAGCAAAATAGCAAAATGGTATAAAGCATTCCCTATTGCAACTGTAATAATAGGCAATCACGATAGAATGATAATGCGTAAGGCACAAACAAGTGCTATTCCTAGTAAGTGGATTAAAAGCTACAAAGATGTCTTAGAAGTGCAAAACTGGAACTTTGTAGAACGCTATGTTAAAGATGATGTGCAATATATTCACGGTGAAGCTGGCACTGCAAGAACTAAATGCAGAGCCGATATGATGAATACAGTACAAGGACATCTACACACACAATGTTATACTGAACACTATGTAGGTCAGAAGTATCGTATTTATGGCGCACAGGTAGGTTGTGGTATTGACCACGAGAGTTATGCTATGGCTTATGCTAAAGCTGGTAAGAAACCAGCAATAGCTTGTATGGTAGTCAAAAATAATGGCACACTACCTATAAATATCTTAATGCCCTTATAATTAGTTACTTACGCTTTCTGCGTAACAACAAAGTAACACAAACAAGAATAACACACTATTATTATATATAGATTATTAACATAGTTATTGTTAATAACTTATAAACTATATTTTGTTAATATCAAAATAATGTTTACTTTAGCAGCATCAAACTAATATTAACTAAAACTAAAACAATGACAAATTTTAAAAAAGGTACTACTATACAAGCTGGTAACCATCTTGTAAGTATAGGTACATTCGATACAGGTGATATAGCTATATTGTCTAAACATACACACGATTTTACAAAACTAGAAAGAACAAAAACAAATAAGAGATTAAAAAAAGCTAAAAGAAGGTTTAAGAGTTTTTTAGCCTGTGATACAACTTTTTGTTTTCGTCATTTTAGCGATGATATGACTGATGAACTAATATTTATACTAAAAGGATAATTAATAACTACACACCACCACCTCGCACTGAAATAAATGCGAGGTTTTGGTGGTATAAACTAAAATAATCAATAATGACAAACTATACTAAAATCTATAATGAAACTTGCAAAGTACAAGTACAAAAAGTAAAACTAGGTGATGTAACATATTCAGCAAGATGTAAACTAGCACTGCTAGAAGAATTATTACAAGATGCAGAAAAAGCACAAGTACATTACAAAGACATAGGCAACGATACTTTAACAGAGTGGACACAAGGCAAAATAGAAGCATACAAAATGTCAATAGAAATACTTAATGGACATATAACTAATTGTAATAAATTGTAATATGAAAAAAGACACTAAGATAACAATAGCTTTAGGGTTAAGTTTAGCCACCCTTTTAATAGTGCTAGACATAATAGGTGTAATAACCTTAACGTATTAACAAAATGATAAAAAAAGGAATTGTAAAAAACGTACAACCAAATGGTACTTGGGAAGGTCAGTATGGCTTAATGTATAAATTTGAAGTTACTATTGGTGATGATACAGGACAGTGTATGTCTAAAAGTGAACAATGCAAGTTTGAAGTAGGGCAAGAAACCGAATACGAGTTTGTAGATGGTAAATACCCTAAGATTAAACCTGTATCTAATTTTCAGCAAGGTGCATATAAACCACAACCTAAAAACGATAACGTACAAGAATACATTATAAAGCAGAACGCATTAACTAATGCTACTAGCTTTGTATGTAATAATGGTGGCACACCTACTGATGTATTAGAAATTGCTGAAATATTTAGTAACTGGGTGTTGAAAGGTGAGAAACCTAAATCATATGATACTAACGATATGCCATTTTAATTATGATACAGAAAAAAAAATTAATTAAGAGCCTTAGAGATACTGCTAATATATTAGAGCAGTCTGATTTTAAATATGCTTACGATAGATTAATATTTATAAAATTATATAAAAATACTACTAAACTTTTAGATAAGTTTATAGAGGTAAAAAAATTTAATAATAAAGATAAATGTATAACCTTATGAATTACGACCAATATAAATTAGCAACTGATAGAGATGATTGTGTAGATATGGTAACTTCTTGTTGTGGTGCAGATAACTATGTACGATTAATTGATGATGAAGAAGTATCTATATGTGTAGAATGTAAAGAAGCATACCCTGATATGATAGAAGATTATGAGTACGAACAAAACCAAAAAGACTTTTATAATGAATATTAGTAAGGAGATAGAACTACTGATGCACATAACATCTAAATATATAGCAGTAGAAGAAGATGAAATTAATGTAAAACGTAAAAAAGGTGAACAAGTTTTAGCACGTATGGTAATATGTAATATATTAATGGAGTGTGGAATGAAGCCAGCACAAATAGCTAAATACTTTTGTAAGCATAGAACTAACTATTACCACTATTTAAAATTGCATAAAGATTACATACGTAATCCTAAGATGCACCCCTTATACATAGACGTATTTAATAAAGTGTTTGATGAGTATATGACACAAACACAAAGACTTAAAACTATTAATGAATTACAAGCCTTAGATGAGGTAGATATGGCAATAGCAGACTTATTAAAAATACGTAAATATTTATTAAACGAGTAAAAACAATTAAATTATTATGGCAAAATTAACACAGAAAGATAAAATTTTAAGACATTTGCAAGAGATAGGTGAAATAACACCAGTACAAGCATTTTTTGATTATAGTATTATGAGATTAGCAACACGCATTTTTGAATTAAAAGAAGATGGTTATAATATAGAAACTATAATGTTAAAAAGAAAAAATAGATTTGGCGAGCCAGTTAGATACGCACAATATAAGTTAATTAAGTAATGCAAGGTTACATTAAACTACATCGTAAAATTTTAGACAATGGGGTATTTGTAGATGCAGAACTATTAAAAGTTTTTGTGTGGTGCATACTAAAAGCAAATACAACACCAAATGTAGTTTATGGTAGAAAGGTAGATGTAGGTGAGTTTATTACTGGTAGAATTACTGCAAGTGAAGAATTACACCTAAAACCATCTACTATTTATAAGCGATTACAGAAACTTAAATCACAAGGTTATATAAATATATCAAGTAATACTAAAAACTCTCTTATATCGGTTATAAATTATAAATCTTACCAACTTGATGATAAGCCTAGAAAGCAACGTAATTTAGATAATGTAACTAATAAGTTTTTAGTTGAGGTTTCTGCTTTTAAAGAATTGTATAGCGTAGAAATGTTAGAAGCCTTTGTAGACTATTGGTCTGAACCGAATAAGTCTAAGACTAAGTTGAGGTATGAATTACAAAAAACTTTTGATATAGCACGTAGATTAAAAACTTGGAGTAAAAACGAAAGTAAATTTAATAAAGGTCATAAAATAGATTTATTAGATACTTGGCAACAAATTAGAAATGAAGCGCAAGAATAAAAAATCATTAGTAACTTGCTCACCTTATATGTTAATAATGGGTTATGAGTATGAATATAAAAAAGATAGAGCAAGAATGATAGATAGAGAAAGAAGTAAAAAGTATTATAAAAAGAAAAAAAATGAGAATATTTGATAGGTTAAAAACAGGTGATAGTAACAGCCTAAAGCTAGAGTGCATAGATATTATCGGTATGTCATACGCATCATTAGGACAAAAGCCTGACAAAGAACAAATGAAAGGTATGGCACAATTACTATACAACGATTTAATTAACTATCACTCTAATTTAACAATGCAAGAGGTATCATTTGCTATAAATAAAGGTTTACGTAAAGCAGAAGATGGTATTAGTGTATTTATTAATGTGCGTACTTGGAGTGTGTGGTTAAATGATTATAAAAAAAATGCAATAGAAAAACGTAGACTTAATCAACAAACAGATTATCAGCTACATCAACAAGGTCAAAAGGCTATTGCTAATACTATTAATAAAGCCAAACGAATAAAATGAAAATAATAGCATTAATAGCTTTAATATTAGCAGCATCTTATATATTGCTTACGCTATACTTTGAGTGGCGATTAGATAAACAAAATAAAGTATGGCAAGAAAGACAAAAACACACGCAAAACTTAAAAAAGAACTAGACAAGGTATTTAGTCAATACATTAGATGGGCATACGCTAATGATAGTGGTATGGTAGAGTGTTATACTTGTGGTGTAATTAAGCACGTAAAAGAAATGCACAATGGACACTTTCAAAGTCGTAAGCATACTAGCACGAGATGGCACGAGAATAATTGCAGACCACAATGCCCAAAATGCAATCTATATAGTGAAGGTGAAAAATGGATATATGGCAACAAGTTAGTTGCTGAATTAGGTAGAGATACAGTAGATGAAATAGTAGCACTTAGCCACAAATCTGTTAAATATTCAAAAACAGATTTACAATATCTGATAGAAACTTACAAAAAGAAATTAAAAGAACTATGTGAATAACTATTTATCAACACGTTAAAACTTATATGCACTTTTTTGTATAATTCGTATGTGATTGATAATGAGTTATTTACACAATTAAAAAATACTGCTGCTAACTTTATACCAGCAAAATATTTAGATGATGTTACACAAGAAGTTTTTATGTATCTATACGAAGATACAGATAAACTAAAACAACTTATAGCAGATAAAAAAATTAAGTGGTATTTTATAAGGCTATGCAAAAATAACTATTACTCAAAAACATCTAAATACTACTACAAATACAATAGACCTTACAAAGATGTCATTTTTAATAATGACTTAGTTAATGCAGTACACATACTAATACCTGACAATTTATATTTTATAGAAGATAGTGATATGATTAATGATATATTATCAGAGTTGTACTGGTATGATAGGGAATTATTTAAATTGTATGTATTAGGTGACAATGAAGGTAAAAAATACACATACTCTAGTTTAAGCAAAAAAACTAAGATAAGTAGAATGAATATATATATTACTATAAAAAAAGTTAAAGAATATATAAAGAAAAGATTGAAAGAAAAACGTAATGATTTATGATGATTTACAGAGATTAGTAGGCTATGGTTTGAGCATCATAGAATGTTATGATGAACAAGGACAACTAGAATATATTATTAATTTAGATGAAATGACATTTGATGATGTAGATATAGTATTAAGTGATGAACACGCACCGATAGGTATAATTAAATTGTATAGATATGGACAAAAAGAAAATGGACACTCCAAACTTAATGGTAAAGACGTATAACTATTTAAAAGCAGTTAGCAAAAGAATGTTAGGGGGTTTTGAAAATGTAGATACAACTACATATTATGATAGAGCCTATATTTGTTCACGATGTCCACACTTAACACCTGACGTAGAGTGTAGTATATGTGGTTGCCCTATTGAAACAAAAGCAGCTTGGAAAACAGAAAAATGCCCTAAAGATAAATGGTAGATATAACAGAAATACAAAAGCAAAAAATTAAAGACGTGTGGTCTTTATGTAAAAAAGGTCAAGCACCTAACAAAGAAGTAAAAGCAGATTTAATAAATCTGTATAATGAAATATATAAAACTAGGTATAGAACAACAAGTAATTGTAATAGCTGCTTAAATTCAGTATATCAAGGTATTAAAAACTTAGTAAATAAATATGACTTATGAATACACCAAAATATTACAAAGGCACATACTATAAATTAGAAGCACACGAAGTAATTGAAGATTTTTGTGGCAATAACTATAACTTAGGTGTAGCACTAGCATATTTAATGCGTGCTGGTAAAAAAGAAGATAACGATATATCTAAGGACATACAAAAGGCAATAGACCACCTTAACTTTGAATTAAAAAGACAAAAGCACCTCAACGAAGAACAAAGTGAGTTAGATAGAATAAACGAGAAACTATTTACATACAATGGAACGAGTACCTATTAATAGCATACGCAATAATCCTATTAACCCTAGACTTGTTAATACTGCTAAGTTTGAAAAGCTAAAGCAGTCTATACAAGACTTCCCTGAAATGCTGGAGTTAAGACCTATTGTAATAGATAATGAGGGTTATATACTAGGTGGCAATATGCGATACAAAGCATTAATAGATTTAGGACATACAGAAGTAAACATAATTAGAGCCGATAAACTAACAGAGAAACAAAAGCAAGAATTTATAATAAAAGATAATTTAGGCTTTGGTGATTGGGATTGGGATATACTAGCTAATGAATGGGATAGTGTAGAGTTGGAAGATTGGGGTTTAGATGTATGGCAAAACGAAGATGATATTATTAATAGCTTCGATGAAGAAAATGAAGAACAACCGAAGGACAAAATAGTATGCGCCTTGTGTGGTAAATAATTGACAAAAACTGACACATATGCAAGATAGAACAGAGAAAGGTAAAATAGCTATGCTTGAAGCATTAGAGAAAACATTAGGAGTGGTAACAAGTGCTTGTAAGCTAGTAGGAATATCAAGAGAAACACACTACCAATGGCTTAAAGATGATGAAGCATATAAACTAGCAGTTAAGAGTATTGATGATGTAGCTATTGACTTTGCTGAAAGCCACCTACACAAACAGATTAAAAAAGGTGGTACACAAGCTACTATATTTTACCTAAAGACTAAAGGCAAGAAAAGGGGTTATGTAGAAAAACAAGAGTTAGATGTTAGTGGTGAGTTTAAGCCTATAACTATTACTCTAATGAAAGACGATGATAGCGAAACTAACGAGTAAACAATGGCTAGCAATAGAGTACCTAACAGATAAGACCACAACAGAAGTATTATATGGTGGTGCTGCTGGTGGTGGCAAGAGTTACTTGGGTTGTGCTTGGATAATAACACTATGCACACAATACGATGGTATTAGATGTTTAATAGGTCGTAGTAAGCTAGACAATCTTAAAAAGACAACACTAAACACATTCTTTGACGTATGTAGTGAATGGGGTATAGAAGCTAATACACACTACAAATACAACGCATCAAGCAATATTATTACATTCTATAATGGTTCAGAGGTAATATTAAAAGATTTATTTCAATACCCATCAGATAAAAACTTTGATAGCTTAGGTTCATTAGAACTTACTGCTGCATTTATTGACGAATGTAACCAAATAACAGAAAAAGCTAAACAAATAGTAAGTAGTAGGTTAAGATATAAGTTAGATGAAAATAATTTAGTGCCTAAGACACTACTGACTTGTAACCCTAGTAAAGAATGGGTATATACTAACTTCTACAAACCACACAAAGAAAATAGGTTACCTGAATATCGTAAGTTTATACAGTCGCTTGTAACAGATAATAGGCATATCTCTAAACACTATAAAGACCAGCTAGAAAAACTTGACTATATAAGTAAGCAAAGACTACTATATGGCAACTGGGAATATGACGATAGTGAAGATAAGCTAATAAACTACAACGCTATACTAGGTGCTTTTGAATTACAAGATACACCTAGTGGTACAGGGTACATAACTGCTGATATAGCTAGGTTTGGTAAAGATAAAACAGTAATAATCTATTGGAATGGCTTACGAGCCGAATACTTTAAGGTACTAGACACTAATAGCATTACACAAGCAGCAGATGAAATACGCACAATACAAAGAAACTACAACGTATCATTAGGTAATATTATAGTAGATGACGATGGTGTAGGTGGTGGTGTTAAAGATATATTAAGGTGCAAAGGCTTTGTAAACAATTCTAAGGCACTAAAAAAAGAAAACTATATCAATCTAAAGACACAATGCTATTATGCTCTTAGCGATGCTCTAAATAAGTCTAAGATATATATTAACTGTACTAATATAACACACAAGAATTATATTATACAAGAATTAGAGCAAGTAAGACGTAAAAACTTTGACAAAGACACTAAGCTACAACTGATAAGTAAAGATGAAGTAAAAAGTGCTATTGGTAGGTCACCTGATTTTAGTGATGCTCTAGCTATGCGTATGTACTACGAACTAAAACCACAGGGTGTGTATTATGTGCAATAGTTGTAAAACTATGTATAAATACGTAAACTTGTGTAAACTTGATATGTAAAAATATGTAAACTTATGTAAACCTAAGTAAAAAAAAAGAGGGCAACATTTCGCTCATCGATTGGTCACCCTCTTTACAAACTAACTAACTTGTAAAACAAGTATTTTGCAATTATACTCAAATTTTAACTTTTATATTTTATAGTATGGAATTAATTATTAACAATGTTAGTTATGCTATACCTACAAGCTGGTCACAAGTATCTTTAGGTAAGTATATGGATTTTATGCAAAGCATAGATAACGAAGATGATGAATTACAAAAAACAATAACTACAATAAGTTGTTTTACTAATGCACCTAAAAAATTATTAAAAGATTGTAAAAAATCAGATATTGATAATGTAATGAATGAGTTAAGTAAATTAATGGATAATAAAACCAATACAGATTTAAACTTAATTATTACAATAGATGGTATAGATTATGGCTTTCACCCTAACTTACACGAACTTAAATTAAAAGAGTTTGTAGATTTAGATAGTAAACTATCTGATGGGTGGTTATCTATGGATAGTGTTATGGCAATTTTGTATAGACCAATAACAAAGCAAAAAAAAGAAAAATATAGTATAGAAGAATACGATTATTTAACTGCTAATAAACGAGCAAAACTATTTAGAGATAATCTAAGCATAGATACAGTAAATGGTGCAGCCAGTTTTTTTTTGACTATCGCAACGGATTACATAAACACTATGCAAGTTTATTCAAAGAACCTATCGAGGAGAGAACGCAGAAAGATGTTAAGACAGAAGAAGAACAATTTGAAGAAAGATATGGCTGGTATAGTCTAGTTTATAGTTTATCTGATGGTGATATATTAAAATTTAATGATGTATTAGAATTAAGTGTAAATGAGTGTTTTAATTTTATAGCTTACAAAAAAGATTTAACATATATACAAAATAAAAGATGATAATATACAAAGGTGAAGAAATAAAAAATGTAACACTAAATATGTTATATGATTTATTTAGAAAAATAGGTACTGATAGTTTAATAATACAAACAACTACAATAGGTGATATATTTGAAGTAGATTTAGTAGAAACTACATACCCTTTACTACACATATCTACTAATACTGCTACATATACACCACACGAATTAACATATAACTTTCAGTTTATAGCTATGGACTTAGTAAAAAAAGATGAAAGTAACGAAGATGATGTATTAAGTGATATGCTGCAAGTAATAGGTGATATATACAGTGAGTTAAAAAACTCTGTATTTGATGCAGACTATGAAGATTTTAGGCATATGATAAAGATAGATGATAATATATCTTGTGAGCCTTTTACAGAAAGATTTGATAATGAAGTTAGTGGCTGGACTGCTACAATAAGCATAAAAGTTAGTTTTGATGCAAGTGCTTGTGTTGGTGGTACTGCTTTTGCATAGTAAATAATTAAGAGTGAGTAACTTACAAGCATATAGTAACAACGAAGTAACACTAACAAGAATATATATAATATAAATATAGATAATTAATATAAATAACTAATATAAGTATAATATAATAATAATATAAATAATAAAAAATGGCTACAACAGTTTCTAGCGCAACATTAAGCGTACAAATAAATGAACAAATAACATTAAATGGTACACAATACGACCAAACTATAACTAAATCAATTACAGGTATAGGTAATGTTTCTAAACGTATATTTACAATACCAGCGAGTACAACAGTTACTTTAGCTACTTTTATATCTACTGTTACAAACGACCAGTTTGACGTAGAAGATGTTAAATACATACGAGTTACTAACTTAGACGATACAGATGCTTTAGTATTAACAAAAGCATTTAGTGCAACATCTTCTGCAACTGAATTAAAAGCACAATCAAGTGTAGTGTATTTCACACCTAATGGTAATGGTGCAGCATCAAAAGCTGGTATTACAACTACTGATGATATTGAGAGTTTGTTTGTGCGTAATAATCACGGTGGCAATGCACTAGATTTAGAAGTGTTTATAGCAACTGCATAATGAGTAATGTAGAAAAGGTATTAGACACCTTTGGTAAAAAGGTAGTGCAAACTGCTAGAGGTATATTAAATGCTAAAGGCAAAAATGCTAGTGGTGATTTAGGTAGTAGTTTAGGTTACTATTTAAATGTTTACGAAAGTGGTGCAGTTGATATGTCTTTTGTAGCAGAAGGGTATGCAAAATTTGTAGATAAGGGTGTTAAAGGTAGTAAGTCAAATGCAAAAGCACCTAAGTCACCTTACGCTTTTAAAACTTCTAGTAAAATAGCTAATATTGGCGCAATAGACAAATGGGTAGTTAGAAAGGGTATAAAAGGTGTTAGAGATGACAAGGGTAAATTTATACCACGTAAAAGTATAGTGTTTTTAATAGCTAAAAATATAAAGTTATATGGCATAGAACCTAGTAATTTTTTTACTGATGCTTTTAATGTAGCATATAGAGAGTTACCTAAAGATTTTATAAAAGCATATGCTAAGGACACACAACAATTTTTAAAGTTTGTAAGTAAAGACATAGAATAATGGCAGTAGAATTAGAAACACAAATGTTAAATAATGCTAGGTTTATTACACCAGCATATACAGATATAGTAATTAGAGCAAAAGGAATACCACAAAACATATTGGTTAATAAATTTAATGTTAAATATGTTTTAATATTGTATATAAATGATACAGTAATGTTATTAAAAGCACCACCTAATCCAGCTATAAACAATATGGCTTATTTTAAGATAGATAGTATTGTACAAGATTTTGTAGAAACAGATTTTAAAGGATATGATGATAAAGCATTAAGTAGACAAAGTACATCTAATGGTGATAATTATCATACCCAACCACACTCTATACATCAAATAGACGAATTTGCAAAAAATAAATCTAATATAAAAACTGTTTACGGTATAGGTGCTTATGAATATAGTGATACTGCAAGTGGTACTATACAACAGTTTCAAAGTTTTACAACTGATGTTGCTTTTACTGCTCTAAACGCAGTAGCACAACATAATGAAGGATTTAGCACGCAAGATATGAGTGAATATTTTTTAACTGATGCAGCTAGTAGGTTTTTGTCAAAATTTTCACCAACTACATTTAACACTGATAATGTTACTTCTAGTGGACAAAAAATACAATTAAATCAATATCATACTATTGCTTTTTTAAATGGTAATTATAACGTTGTTGGTGGGCAAAGTGAAGTTACAAGAATGAGGATAAGGACATATTCTAGTGATAATGTTTTAATAGACACTAAATTTGTTGATAATACATATACAAATGGTGGCGCACCTTTTGGTGACGTTATACAATATAACATTTACAACGGTCAAGGTAATACAGAAGAAGGTTTATTATATTTTGGTTGTGGTACAAAACAACTGGTACAATTAGGTTTTGATATGACTAATGTAGCGTACTATTTTGTTCAAGCCTTAAATGTAGATAGTGCAGTTAGTCGTGCATATCAATTTGACATACAACAACCTGATTGTAATGGTTTAGAAACTATAAGACTTACTTTTCTAAATAGTTTAGGTGCTTGGGATTATTACAACTTTACAAAAAAATCTGTTAGAAAGCAACGTATTACTAAAAGTGCAATAAAACAAAACTATGGACATAACTCACAATATGCAGCAGAAGGTATAGGTAGCTTTCCTGTTTTTGAATTTAATACATATAATCAAGGTACAGAAGATGGTGGTACTAGAACATATAATGTAAAAGCAACAGAAATAATAGAAGCTAATACTGATTTTATAACAGAAGAAGATGCTGATGTATTAGAAGAACTTTTTACAAGTACATCTGTATTTATGCAAACTGGTAATATATTTGAGCCAGTCGTTGTAAATGAAACAGAGTATATAAAACAAACAGGTGTAAATGATAAATTATTACAATATTTTATAACAATAGAAAAAGGACATAATACAAGAGTACAAAGATTATGATAAAATTAGAGGTTATACAAGATACTACTGGTCAAGTTATAGAATTAGATTTGTTTGGTAACGAAAATATAAATATAACTTTACAAGTAGATGATGTTAGAGATATAGAAAGTAAAAACGCATCATACTCTAAAGACTTTAATATACCAGCTACAAAGCGTAATAATAAATTTTTTGAGCATTATTATAATTTAGATAGATATACATTAAATTTTAGTCCTTACCGTATTGTAAAAGCATTTTTATATAGTGAAGATGTTTTAGTGTTAGAAGGTTATTTAAGATTGTTAAATGTTGTAGATAAAGACACTGAAATAACATACAATGTAGTATTGTTTAATGATGTAGCAAATATCATAGAAACACTAGCTGATAAAACTATTAAAGATTTAGATTTTACAGATATAATACACGAGTTTACTGTAAATAATATTTTAAATAGTTGGACTGATACAGGTGTTACTTTAACTGCTGGTGGCACTTCTAACGATGTATTTTACCCTATTATTAACGATGGTCAAATGACTATACTAGATATAGAAGCTAACAATATAGGTTTATTTAATAGACATAAAAATTATGTGTTAAACTTACGATTAAAATATGTTATAGATAAAATATTTGATTTAGCTGGTTTTAGTTATGATAGTAATTTTTTTGACAGTAGTTATTTTAGTAAAATATATTTTGATACAGGCATAGAGAGTACAGAGTTAGATGCAGTTGGTGATACCTTAACTTGTGATGGTGTACCACCAGTAGGCGCACAAGCATTAAGTTTAGGTGGCAATACTTCTGTAAGCTGGACAAATGAAAGTGGTGATGTAAATAATGCTTTTAATGTAGGTACAGGTACATTTACTGCACCATTTGATACTATGGCTAATTTTGTTATGACAATAGCTATACAACCTTTGGTTTTTCCAGCTATTGGTACAGTAGATTTAGTAGGTTTATACACTCCTAGTGGTGGCGCACAAGAAATAGTATATTTAGATAGTGCATTTGTATATATACAAGGTAATGATGCAGTAACTTTTAATTGTAACTTTGATATGGGTGTGAATGATACAATGTCATTTCAAATACACGCTGAATATAATGGATTATTTGCAATACCTGATGGTAGCAGCGCATCTTTAAGTATAACTACAAACCCACAACAACCTACTTTACAGGTTATAAATTCTGATATAGGTGAAATAAAATTAGCCGACATATTAACAGATGTTTTTAAAATTTTTAATTTAACTTTAGAAAGCGTACAAAATAATGTATTAAAAATAGAAACTTACGATAATTACTTAACAGAAACTACGTTAGATTGGACTAAAAAAATAAACATAAATGAAATAGTAATAGAGCCAATAGAAATACCTAAACGCATAGAGTTTCACCACGCACAAGATAGTAGTGATTATTATAAAAATAAATATGAGAATATACAAGGCACACCATTTGGTAGTCATATTGTAGAATTTGATGTAGATAATGATAAAGTAATACAAATACAAAACAATGTATTTGCTGCACCTTATGTAAATTTATTAGAAGGTGGTACAAATTACACACAAGTAATAGCTGAACAAGATGGTGAAACATTTAAGGGTTATAAAAATTTACCACGTTTAGTATTTAAAAGAACTTTTGTTAATGAAAATGATTTTATAGATTTTGGATATTTTGACACAAGTGGTTCTTTAGGTGTTTTTAGTGCTATTGCAGAACATACAGTAAATGCACACTTTTACGATGAAAGTTTAGAAGATGCAGATACATCTGATAATAGTTTATTATATGGTCAAATAAACCCTTTTGATTTATATACATTAGGCAATCAACCAACTAACACTTTATTTGATAAATATTGGTTTAATTATATAAATGATAAATATAATGTTACTAATGGTTTGTTATTAAAAGCTGAAATATATTTGAAACCAACTGATATATATAATTTTAGTTTTAGTAATAAAATAAAAATTAAAGACCAAGAGTATAGAGTAAACAAGATAGAGTATAACACTGATATTAACAAACTAGCTAAAGTTGAACTGTTAAGAATATGAGAAAAATAAGTAGCATAGATAAAAATGGCAAAGTATTATTTGTCGATGATAAAGGTACAGGAACAACAGTAGGAACTAAAGCAGATTGTTTAACTTATGGTTATAATTATACAGGTTCTGCTTGTTACATACAAAACAATAATAAACCAATACAAACTAAAGGCAATACTAATTTAGATAAAGCTAATAAAATTAGAGGTGGTAACAATAATGTTTTAGGTAAAGGCAATAATATACAAGCTAAAAATACTACTACATTAGGCAATAATAATAAAGCATACTTTGGTGCTGACAATAGTACGTTAATAGGTCGTAATGCTTACACTGTAAATTATGGCGAAATGGCATACAGTTGTGCGATAAATCCTGATAGAGCAAAGTTTAGTATTTTACAATACAACGGTACAACTACTGACAATGTTGCAACTGAAATATATTTAGGTGGTAAAGCTGGATATAGATTTTTTGTAAACGAAAGTTATGAAAGTGCTATGTATATAGAAGCAAAATTAGTAGTGTTAGATGTCGTAGGTAACAACGCTTTTTTTATACATCAATACTTATTATATAAGTTTGCAAACAATACATTAACAGAAGTTGTAGAAGTACCACTTTTAAATCAAGGCGATAGTGCGCTAAATGCAGTAGCTTTAAATTTAGCACCAGTAGCTAGCACACCTGATTATATAGAAGTAAAAGTAACAGGTTTATCTAGCACTAGATTAGATTACAATTTAACAATAACGGTAACAGAGGTAAAAAATGCGTAAAGTGTTAAAGTTTAAAATATTAGGCGATGTTATTACAGTAGGTTTTAGTGCATTTAAAGATGTATTACCATTAATAACAAAATATAAAGACAAAACAAATACTAACGATATAATACTAGGCAAATGGCAACACAAGAAGAAATAATATTAAAACTACAAGCCGATGTAGCTGATGCAAAAAAAGCATTAGAAGAAGTTAAAAAATCAGTTGAGGGTGTTGGTGATGCAAGTAAAGAAACTGCAAAAGCAACAGGTGGTATAAGACAAGGGTTAAAAGGTATAGGTTTAGCACTTAAAGCTGCTGGTATTGGTCTAGCACTTAAAGCGTTTGAAATGCTTAGTGAAGTCTTTATGAAAAATCAAAAGACTGCTGATTTTTTTAATACTGCATTTGAAGCTACAAGTATAGCTATTAATGACTTTGTAAACTTTGTGTTTAATAATTTTGGTCGTGTCGTAGACTTTTTTAAAAGTGTATTTGAAAATCCTGTTGAGAGTTTAAAAGCATTTGGCACTGCAATCAAAGAAAATTTGATTGAGCGTTTTAATAGTGCAATAGAGGTTGCTGGCTTACTTAGTAACACAATAAGTTTGTTAGTTGCTGGTAAATTTAAAGAAGCAGCAGTAACTATTAAAGAAGCTGGTAAAGAAAGTTTAGATGTGCTGACAGGTGTAGATAATACTGCTGAAAAAGTTAGCGAAACATTTACAGAAGTAACAGAAGCAGTAGTAGATTATACTAAAGAAACAATAAATAGTGCAAAAGCAAATGTTGAATTGCAAAAACAAGCAGAACTATCACAAGTACAAATACAAGGTCTTATAGAAAAATTTGATAGACAAGCAGAAATATTAAGACAAACTAGAGATGATGAAAATGCAACTTTTGAACAACGTATTAAGGCTAATGAAGAACTAGGTAAGGTATTAGAAGAACAAGCACAACAAATGTTAGCTTTGCAACAAATACAAGTACAAGCAGCACAAATAGAATTTGATAAATTACAAAATCAAGAAAATTTAATAGCACTAACAGAAGCACAAAACGAGTTAATGGCTATTGAAGCACAAATAACAGGCTTTCAATCAGAGCAGCTAACTAATCAAGTATCTTTACAAAGAGAATTACAAGATGTCAAAAATGAGATAGCACTAGAAGGTGTTAGCGAAAGAGAAAGAGAATTACTAGAAGTCGAGCAGCAATTTGCAGAACTATTTAGACTTGCTGAAAAATCTGGTGCAGATACTATTGCTTTAGAAAAAAAGAAAGCAGATGCAATAACAAATATAAAATTAGCACAAGCACAAACTGATGTAGACACTATGAATACAGTGTTTGATAACACACGTAGTCTATTAGGTGAAGAAAGTGAGTTAGCTAAAGGTTTATCAGTTTTACAAGCTACTATGAATACATATACTGCTGCTGCTGCTGCACTAGCACCACCCCCAGTAGGTGCAGGCCCTTTACTAGGCCCTATATTAGCAGCTACAACAGTAGCATTAGGTTTAGCTAATGTAACAAAAATACTATCTGCACCTGAACCTGAATTTGCACTAGGTGGTATTGTAGGTGGTATGGGTACAGGAACAAGTGATAGTATTACTGCTAGACTATCTAAAGGTGAAAGTGTAATAAATGCACGTAGTACACAAATGTTTAAACCATTATTGAGTGCAATAAATGAAAGTGGTGGTGGTCGTGCATTTGCATCAGATGAAGGTTCTAGTGGTCAAACTATGGGTGTAGTAAAAGCATTTGTAGTAGCTGATGATATGACTAAACAACAAGATAAATTAAGTAAAATAAGAAGAAAAGCAACCATTTAAAAAATAAAATTATGCCTTGTAAAAAATGTGATAACGGTAAATATAGATTTGGTGACGGTAAGTGTAAATACGACACCTTGCAAGAGTGCGAAGAAGCACACAAAACATACGATATAGTAGAATTAGTAGTAGATGAAGATAACGAAGAACTAGCAATAGATGCAATATCTTTAGTTACAAGTCCAGCAATAGAAACTGATTTTGTATATTTTAATGATGTTAAAAATAACTTAACATTTGCTAAAGTAAACGAAGAAGAAAGATTATTAGTAAGTCCAGCTTTGATACCTTACAAACAAATATACAGATACGATGCTAACAAAGATAAAAACTACTATGTGTATTTTACTGCTGATACAGTGCGTAAAGCAGCAGAAGCGTATATGAAGCATCATAATACTAACAATGCGACCTTACAACACGAAGAAAAGGTAACTGGGGTGCATACAGTAGAAAGTTGGATAGTAGAAAATAGCAAAAACGATAAAAGTAATTTGTATGGCTATGAATTGCCAAAAGGTACGTGGTTTGTATCTATGCGAGTAAACAACGATGAGGTTTGGCAACGTATAAAAAGTGGTGAGTTAAAAGGTTTAAGTATAGAGGGTTATTTTGTAGATAAAATGGAAACATTAGGTAAACACAAAGTAGAGCAAGAGAAAGTAGGTACAATGATAACTGACGGTATAGAACTACCTGTATATGACAATGAAGAAGAAGCATTAGAGGTTGCTAAAGAAATGGGTTGTGAGGGTGTACACGAGCATACACAAGATGGTAAAACTGTATATATGCCTTGTGCAGACCACGATATAATTAAGAATTTAGCAGCTATATTAGATGAAGATTGTAACTGTTTAGATACTGACCTAATAACACCTAACCCTTGTACAGAAGGTTATGAGCCATATGGACATAAAATTAAAGATGGTCGTAAAGTACCTAACTGCGTACCTATTGATGCTAAAAAAAAAAAGAAAAAAAAGCGTAAGTATTTAGAAAGCTATACTGACTACCCACAAGGTGCTACTAACAACGCTAAGAGAGCAATAGAATGGAAAGAAGAAAATGGTAGTGATTGTGGTACACAAGTAGGCTGGACAAGAGCAAGGCAACTAGCAGATAGAAAGCCTATAAGTAGAGATACAATAGCACGTATGGCTAGTTTTAAGCGACACCAGCAACACAAAGACGTACCATATAGTGAAGGTTGTGGTGGTTTGATGTGGGACGCTTGGGGAGGTTCTAGTGGTGTTAATTGGGCAATTAGTAAATTAAAAGAAATAGACGCAAAATAAAACAAAACAAACTAATTTATATTTTATATTATGGAGAATAAATTTTACAACGAACTTAGTAAGTTTAAGAAAGCTGAAAAAGTTGAGTTAGCTAATGTCAAAAATTTAGCAAGTATCAATAAAGAAGTTAAAAGTTTCATTTCTAAAAACGAGAGCAAAATAAAGGAATTTAGTCGTTTAAAAAAAGAAATGAAAGAACTAAGTAAAGATACAGAAAAACTTGTTAGAGAGTTTAGACCAATAAAAACAGATGTGTTTCAACAAGCAAAAGCATTAGGTATAGTGCCTTATGATATTACTGAATACAAAGAAGCACAAGGTTTAGATAGTGATTTATCAGATTTATTTAATTTAATCAGTAACGCATTAAGATAATGGATTTAAAAGAAAGAATAAAAGTTGCTTTAGGTATAGATACCGAAGAACAAGAAGTAAAATTAGCTTACGAAGCTAAATTAGTAGATGGTACTATTATAGTATCAGAAGCAGATGAATTAGTAGAGGGTGTTGTACTTAACATCTTATCAGAAGATGGTGAGCAAACTCCAATGCCACAAGGTACTTACTCTTTAGAAGATGGTACAGAGTTTACTACTGATGAAAGTGGTGTAGTAACAGAAGTATCTGCAAAAGAAGAAGAAGTAGAGCAAGAAGAAGAAGAAGAAGATGATATGAAGAAAGACAAAGAAGAATATTCATCAGAAGAAACTATGCTCGAAGAAGTTGGTAACGTAGTAAGAGAATTACTAGAAAATGTTACTAGCGAATTAAACACAATCAAAGCTGAATTAGACGAACTAAGAGGTGAAAATTTAGCTAAAGATGAAAATATAGTAGACTTGCAAAACGAAAATATTGAGTTATCTAAGCAAGTAAACGCATTAGGTAGTGAGCCTAGCGCAGAGCCAGTAAAGGCACGTAAATTTGCTAGCAACACACCTAAAGTACAATTAAGTAGAGCAGACTACGATAAATTAAATGCACAAGAAAAATATATGTATAACCTAAATAATAAATAAAATGAGTTTTGATATTACTTCAAATTATAGTGGAGAACACGCTGGTCAGTATATCGCTGCTGCGTTAAAATCTGCTAAATCTCTTGAATACTTAACTGTATTAGAGAACGTTAAATTTAAAAGAAACATTACAAAGGTAGCTACATCAGGTATGATTGTAGATGCTACGTGTGATTTCTCTGATGCTGGTACACTTACTTTAACAGAAAGAGTGCTTAACCCAAAAGAATTACAAATCAATGTAGATTTATGTAAAAAAGATTTACTTGAAGATTGGCAAGCTGCACAAATGAGAGCTGGCGCACACAATAGAGATATGAGTGCTGATTTTACTGCTTTTGTTATGTCTTATCTAAGTGGCACTATTGCAGACCACGTAGAAACTAATATATGGAATGGTTTAGATGGTAATGCTGGTGAGTTTACAGGCTTTATGCACGCTGGTAACGGTTACTTTGAAAATGACGCTACTATTGTAGAAGCTGATAATCAAGGTGGTGCTGGTAGTCCATTTACTGCTGATAACATTATTGCTAACTTAGGTATTATTGCTGCTGCAATTCCTAGTGCAGTATATACTAAAGAAGATTTGTATATCTATTTATCACCAACTTCTTACAGATTATATATTAATGCAATTTCTGCTTTATCTGCGTTCCCATTCAATCATATGGGGCAATATACTCCTGAATTTGAAGGTATTAAATTAGCAGTATGTCCTGGTATGGTAGAGAATAAAATGGCTGCTGGTCAAGCATCTAATTTATTCTTTGGTACAGATTTATTATCTGACCACACTGAAATTCGTATGCTAGATATGGCTGATTTAGATGGTTCTGATAACATCAGAGTTGTAGCTAAATTTACAGGTGGTTGTCAGCACGCACAAGGTGGTGATATTGTAAGATTAGACTAAGAATTAAAATAAGTACAGGGGGGTGTAACAACCCCCCCTTAACTAATAAATATAAAAAAATATGGCTTGCGAATTAACTAAGGGTAGAGGTCTTGATTGTAGAGATGGTATTGGTGGTATTAAAGCAGTCTATTTTGTACAATTAGCTGATGTATCTACATTAACTACGAGTGGTGGTGTTTTAACTGAATTTGTTATAACATCAAATTTATTTAAATACAATTTGGCTCGTGGTACTGGTTCATATACTGAAAGTGTAAATGTAAGTACAGAAAATGGTACTTTATTTTTTCAACCTGAAGTAAATATTAAGCTACACAAAATGACTGTTGCCGACCAAAACGAACTAAAATTATTAGCACAAAACAGAAGGCTAGTAATTTTTGTAGAAACTAATAATGTAAACGCTGCTGGCAAACGTACAATACTATGTTGTGGTTCTGTAAATGGTATGGAATTGACTGCTGGTACTGTACAGAGTGGTGTAGCATTTGGTGATATGAATGGGTATGATTTAACATTTACAGGTATGGAACCTGATACTGCATTAGTAGTAGAAGATTATACAAGTAATCCATTTGACCAAGATGACTTTACTGTCAATGCAATAGATGAAGATTAATAATTGATATAATTAAAGAAAAAGGTGGGTTATACCCACTTTTTTTTTGATTATTTGTAAATAAATCATAGTTTTTTATATTTTATAGTATGGTACATATAGTCAAAGGTATAGCAAATCATTTACCAGTTACACTTAGAGAAAAAAGGGTAAACAATGCTGGTGTAACAATTTACTACAATATGAAGTTAGTAAATGATATGACTAAAGAAGAATATTTTACATATGGCTCTATGACTAATTACCCTAGATACTCTATTTTTGCTTTTAACGATGCTGTTGGTAGTCCACCTAATACGTTACCTGATGAAGAAGGTTTTTACACATATACTATATATGAAGTAACAGATTTAAGTTTGACTAAAGAAGAATTAGCTGCATTAAGTGATAATTTAGCAGTAGAAAAAGGTAAAGCGTTTGTTTCTAACCCAGCAATAACAGAGGTATCATATACACAATACACGCCAACAGATAACACAAATACATTAAATAGTAACACAGTATATTTAAACATATAAAAAATGGATTTAAATTTTGAAAATAAAGCAAAAAGCGAATTAGATAGAATAACGCTTAAAACACAAAAGGTAGAGTTAGCAGTTATAGATGATTTTAAAAAATTATTAAACGAAGCTAAAGGTATGGATAGTTTAGTATCTAAAAATGTAGCTAATTTAAGGAATGATTATTTAGATGTTAGAGGTCGTATAATGAAAATTGAAGATACATATAAAGACGTACAATTAGACGTAGAAGATATGAAAGATTTAATAAGTCGTATAGAAAAGACTGTAACTAAATTGACAACATCAGCAAAAGAGTTAGGTATTGATGCTAAAAGTATTGATGGTGTTAATGAAGTAGTTAAAATAGTAGAAAGTTTAGAAGATGATATAGATACATTTGAAAAACAAGAAAATGATTTTAAACAAATTATAAAAGCAATATAAAATGGCAATAAAAAATACAGTAGATTTACTACACGAACAATTAGGAAAAAAAGGCGACTGCGTAATATTTACAGGCGCACAAGCAAGCGTAAATTTTTATGCAGTACACTTTGTTACACAAAGCGTAATTAGTGCAATAACTGTCGCTAATGGTACAGGTGATAGTTCATTACACACTACTATACCAGCAGGTACAGTTTTATTTATGAATATTACTGCAATTACTATAACAAGTGGTGTTGCAGTAGGTTATAGCAACTAATATGTTTTTAGCAAACGCATTAAAATTACATACAGGCATTATAGAAGGCTTTGATATAGCTTCTGTACCAAATATTAAAGCGTGGTATAAGCTAAAGACTGGTCAAACCGTTAGTAGTGGTAATTTAACTGTATGGGCTGACAGTAGTGGTAACACAACAGAAGATATGGATTTAGATGTACTTAGTGGTGTTTTACCTATAAACACTACAACTGGTGCAGTAAATTTTAACACTACTGATAAGGGTTTTATATCTACAACTTCTGACCAATTAAACTTAGGTACATTTACAATTATAGCAGTATTAGATGTAGTAGAAAGTGGTGCTGCTAATGAAGCAGTATTTGGTCGTTTAGGTAACGATGAATTTAGATTATATCGTGGCTCTAATGGTGCTAATGTGAGATTAAGAGCCAATGGTGTTAACTATGATGCTACTTTAACAACTGGTACCTTACCAACTGGTAAGTTTTTATTGACTTTGAGAAGATTAAGTGATGGAACTTTAACAATAGATATAGATGATGCAACTGCAAATAATATTGCTACAACTATAACTGATTTATTTGATTTTACAAGACTAGGTAATGGTGCTACTGATTGTTTTATGTACGAGTTAGTTTTTTTTAATGATAGAAAATCTGACACTGATTTAGCACCAGTAATACAAGATATTAGATATAGAAACGGTTTATAATGAAAGAAAGACTAATAAATATAAATCTAACAAACGAAGTACAACCTAAAAGCATAGAAGTTAGTGGTGCTGATTGGATAGGTTACGGTGATGGTGAGTATAAAAATAATTACCCACAATACTTAATAGATTTATATAACAATAGTGCTACAAATAGTGCAATTATTAATGCTACTGCATCTATGATAGCTGGCGATGATTTTTTAATAGAAGAAAGTGATGATTTAACACAATATGTTGCACTTAAAAAGTTTCTAGCATCTGTTAATAGTCAAGAAAGCGCACACGAACTATTTGTGAAATTAGCTTTTGACTTAAAACTACAAGGTGCATACGCTATAAATGTTATATGGTCTAAAGACAAAACTAAGATAGCTGAACTACACCACGTACCAGTAGAACAAGTTAGAATTGGTGTACCTGATAAAGATGGTAAAGTACCTTGCTACTACCTAAGTACAGATTGGACACAATACAGAAAGAAAGAATACGCACCTAAGCATATAATGCCATTTAATATGATGGATAGAAGCGAAGGTAGCCAATTATTATATAGTGGTTTATACTCTCCAGCTATGGAATTATACCACACTCCTGATTATGTAGCTAGTACAAATTGGATACAGATAGATAATCTAACATCAGATTTTCACCTAAACAATATTACTAATGGTTTTAGTGGTTCGTACTTTATTAATTTTGCTAATGGCATACCAACACGTGAAGAACGAGTACAGATAGAAAGACAAATAGCAAAAAAGTTTACAGGCTCTAACAATGCTGGTAAATTTGTACTTACGTTTAGTGATGATGCTGCTAGTAAGCCTGAAATTATACCTATACAAGTATCTGATGCAGATAAGCAATATACTGTACTAAATGAATTGTGCATACAGAACATAATGATAGGTCATAGGGTAACAAGCCCTATGCTATTAGGTGTTAAAACAGAAGGTCAATTAGGTGGTCGTAACGAATTATTACAAGCCTACGAATTGTATATGAATAGTGTAGTAAAACCCTTTCAAAATCAGCTTTTAAAGACGTTTAAGAAACTTTTAGCAATAAATGGTGTTACTATACCACTAAGCATAAAAGATGCTAAACCGTTAAATTCTATGTTTGATGCTGAAACACTGAAAGACGTATTGACACAAGATGAAATTAGAGAGGAGTTAGGATATGCACCACTGACACAAGAAGAAGAAACAGTAGCTGAAGAACAAAATTTAGCTGAATATACAGAGTTAGATAAATTTCTAGCTGAATATGGCGAAGAAGAAGATTTAGATAACTGGGAGTTAGTAGATGAAGATGATGCAGAAGGCGAACACCCTGATTTTGATTTTGAATATAACTTAGAAAAATTAGAGTTAGCTAATACAGGTAGAGCAATACCTAAAGCAAAATCTGAACAAGACGGTACTGATAGAGATGGTAACCTTTACAGAGTAAGATATTATTACAACGAAGATAAAGGTTTAAAAAGAAAAGAAGAAGGTAATAGTAGAGAGTTTTGTAAGAAGATGTTAGCAGCAAACAAAGTATATCGTAAAGAAGATATATTAAGAATGGGTAAAATGCCTGTAAATAAAGGCTGGGGTGCTGGTGGTGCAGATACTTATTCTATATGGTTGTATAAAGGTGGTGGTAATTGCCACCATAGATGGTATCGTAGAATATATGTTACTAAGTTAGGTGATAAACCACTAAATACAGATAAAGTTGTAAGTGTTGCAAAAGCTAGAAGTGCTGGGTTTAAGCCTGAACCACAAAAGAAAAGTGAAAGAAGTGTTGCTATTGCACCTAAGCGTAGAGCAGATAAAGGTTTTATAAGAAAATAAAAAAGGATATTAAAATGAATTACTTTAAGAATTTAAGTGAAGAACAAAACAGACTAAACCTAAAGTCTGAAAAAGTAGAGTTAAGTATGTTAGATGACGCACTTAATCTAAGAGATAAGGCAGTAGCAAAAAGCAAATCTGCTATGAAAAATGTTATGGGTGCTTTGTCTGATTTAGCAGATACAACAGGCGCACTAGAAAAAGCTATAAAACTCACAGGTCAGGCTATGGATTATGCAGAGGATATAGGCGCAGATGATTATGTAAATAAAGCGCAAAAAATAAAAAGCGACTTTGAACGAGTTTTAGATAAGCACAGGAAAGCAATTACAGATTTAAGAAATGTAAAAAGCAATATATAATGAACAATAAAGAATTAAACATAGCACTAGGTAAACTATTTAATGGTATAGAACTAGACACGCATAAGGTAGAGTTAGGTACACACGATGATATTATGTCAGATGTATCTGCTAATGATAAATCAAGAAGTAAGTTTAGACAAATACTACGTTCATCTATGTCTGAACTAGCTAAAGCTATGGGGCATTTAGAAAACATACAAAAGCGTAATGTTAAAATTGAAAAAAATAGCAAAAAGCTAGAACAAGATATAAAAGCATTAGGCATAAATGTAAAAGATATTAAAGATATTACATATAGTTACGCAGTAGATGGTTTGTATTTTGATAAACAAGCTGATAACGATATTAAAATGTGCCAACAAGCATATAACGCATTAAGAAAAACTAGCGAAAGCATATCATAATATATAAACTATGGCAGTATTATTTGTAAGTGAGGACACTATAAAAAAATCTACTACTATCAATGGTAATGTAGATGTAGAGTTATTGTTACCATACATTAAGGTAGCGCAAGATATTCATATACATCAGTTGTTAGGCACTGACTTATACGATAAGTTACAAGCAGATATAACTGCTAATTCACTTACTGCAAACTACACACTACTATTAGATGAATATATACAACCTGTATTAATACACTATGCTTTGTATGAGTGTTTACCTTTTTTATCATACAAAATAATGAACAAAGATATAGTGCGTAAAATATCAGAAACATCTACACCAGCATCATTAGAAGATATTAAGTATATGCGAGATATAGTAAGCAATACTGCTGAATACTATGCTAAAAGATTAGTTGATTACATATGTAATTTTAATCACTTGTACCCTGAATACAACACTAATAGTAATGGTGATTTAGCACCTACAAAAGATACGTATTTTAGTGGTATAGTATTAGATAGATACGAGCAAAAAAATAAATTAACACTTAGAAGTTTTTTAGATGCGAGTTTCGATATATAAGATAAAGCAAGAAAATATAATAAAGCTAAAAAGCTATTTAACAAAAAAAAATAATGAAAAATCTGATAAGTCAAAACGCAGATGTACTAGGGTTAAATAGCGTAACACTAATGATTAGCTTTACAGAAGTAGAGCAAGTGTTACAAATTATACTATTGTTAGTATCAATTATATATACTGTTGATAGATATATAACATATCGTAAAAATAAATAATGGCTAAAAAAATAATATCAAGTTTTATACAAAAACCAAAAGTTAAAAGAACTAAGCATAGCAAAAATGCTAGCAAAGGTCAAAGTGGTTACAAGAAAAAATATCGAGGGCAAGGTAGATGATACAAAAAGACTTTACAATAAGCATAGGTAACATTATATGGATTATAGGTATAATATTTACTATGGGTATAGCATACAGTCAAATAGGTCAGCTAGATGAAGATATACAAGTATTAGAGCAAAGACTAGAAAAAAAGATAAAGATAATTAATGAGTGTGAAGATAGGATTGTAGAATTAGAAAAAGAGATAGCAACACTTAACACTTGTAAACATAGAAGATAATGGAACAGATACTACAACTAATAGAGGGTTATGGTTTGCCTTTAGTTTTGTTATTAGGTGCTTTGTATGCACTTTATCGTTTTTTGGTTTTTTCGCTTTATGAGGTAAAAAATCAATTTAGTCGTCATCACGAAAGAGCAGCAGACAATATTGAAGAAATGAAAAAAAAAATTGATATAATATTAGAATTTATAAAACAAAAAAAATGAAAGAATTTATATGCAAATTAGTCTACTTACTAAGTTTTAAAAAAGTTTGTTTTAACAAGTGCAATAACAAAACTTGTAAATAATACAAGAAAAAACACAATTATTTTTTTTACAAAAAAGTGTTAAAATCATTATCTAGTAATTTTAGTCTATTGCAACATCTCGAAGTTTTGATATGCTGATATGCTAGCTAGTGTAAAGTTGCTTAAACACGCTATAAATAGGCTTAAAAATGATTTTGACAAAAACAAGTAAAATCAAAAAAAATTTAAAAAAACGCTAATGTTACAATATTTTAATTTTGAAGAATTTGACTGTCCAACATTAGATGGTAGTGGTTTACCTACGTCTGATGGTGGTAAAATGTGTATAGATTTTTTACACAAATTAGACAGTGCAAGAGATATAGCTGGCATACCATTTAAAATAAATAGTGCGTATAGGCAACCAGCACACAATCTAAATGTAGGTGGTCGAGTTGGTAGTAGTCACGTTAAAGTGCCTTGTAAAGCAGTTGATATACACTGTAATAATAGTGCAGATAGAAGTAAAATATTAAATGCTTTGTTTAAAGTTGGTTTAGGTCGTAGGGTGGGTATAGCTAAAACTTTTATACACGTAGATAACGATACAGATAAAGGTAATGCAATATGGCTATATTAAAAAAAATATTTAGTGCTGGTGCTAGTGATTTAGTTAATAGTGTTGGTAATGCTATTGATAAAATACATACAAGCGCAGAAGAAAAAGAATTAGTAAAAGCTGAAGTTAATAAGGCTATACATCAATTTGAAAAAGATATAGCACAAGAAGTAACTAAGCGTTGGCAGTCAGATAATCAGCAAGAAAGTTGGTTGCCTCGTAACATTAGACCTTTAGTATTGGGTTGGTTAGTTGTTTCTACTACTTTACTTATATTCATAGACGCTGGAGTTATAGAATTTGTTGTAGATGACAAATGGGTAGATTTATTACAAATTGTTTTAATCACTGTAATAGGTGCATACTTTGGTTCTAGAGGTTTAGAAAAAATTAACAAAAACAAATAGTATGCCTAATAATCGTTATAGATTAAAACCCGATGAAGAACTACTATTACAAAACTATCGCAAACACAAAACTAATAACATATTGGTTATTGGTGATATACACGAGCCTTTCTGT